TGACGAGCGATTTCTCCGCCGAAACCCTGACCGCCAGTAGTGCGGTAGTCGGCGCGACCATCGCCTCCAGTAGTGGCATCAGCGGCATTAACCTGACTCTTTCGAGTGAGGCCATAGTCGGCAGCGTGGCGTCGAGTAGCGACATCACCTGCCAGGGATTCACTGCATCGAGTAGTGGCTCATTTTTGAGTGTCGGCGTCACAAGCGGCATCAGCGGACGCTCTCTAACGTTGTCCAGCGATGCCACCGTAGACTCCCTAGCATCCTCCAGCGACATTGCCTGCCAGGGCTTTACGGCCTCTAGTAGCGGCAGTTTCCTGTCGGTGGGGGTAACCAGCGGCATTTCCGGGCGCAGCCTCACTCTCAGCAGCGACGCGACGGTAGGCAGTCTGGCGACTTCGTCTGACATATCGTGCCAGGGATTCACTGCCAGTAGTTCGGGTTCGTTCCTCAGCGTAGGAGTCACCAGCGACGTGTCTTGCCGGGGCCTGACGGCATCGAGTAGCGGGTCGTTTTTGAGCATCGGGGCAACGTCGGATATAAGCTGTCTTGGACTGACTGCGACATCCGACATTTCCGCTCGCGGCTTGACCCTCAGCAGCAGTGGTTCTGCCTTGTCGCTATCGGTCACGAGTGACGTGAGCGCACTGGGCATTACGGTCAGCAGTTCGGGTTCGTTCTTGAGCATTGGCGTGACTTCCGACCTGTCGGCCGTCGGTGCTACGCTTACATCTGACCTGTCCTGTCGGGGGCTCACCGCCTCCAGCAGCGGGTCGGTCCTCTCGCTGGGCGTCACCAGCGACCTGTCTGCGGTCGGGGCGACCCTGACCTCCGACCTGTCGTGTCGTGGTCTGACGGCATCGAGCTCGGGCACTCTGCTGTCTCTCAGCGTTACCTCCGATGTCAGTTGCGTCGGACTGACTGCAACGTCAGACGTATCGGCGCGAGGATTCACGGCAAGCAGCAGTGGTACGTTCGCTTCTCTCGGCGTGACATCCGATCTGTCGGTGAGCCTTGGGGTGACCGTCAGCAGCAGCGGTTCGTTCCTGTCGGTTGGTGTGACCTCCGACATCAGCGCCCTTGGCGCGACGTTCAGCAGCAGCGCATCAGCCCTGAGCATCAACGCCACCTCCGATGTCTCCTGTCTGGGCGTAAACGCCACCAGCGACATCGAGGCGTCGGGCAGACTCAAGGCGAGTGGCGGACTGGTCGACAACGTAGAGGCATCGTCCGGCCCCGGTGACACTCTGCTGGCCTACGGTGTGTCAACCATCACCAGTGCGTCGTCGGGCACGACGTATACCCTTGCGAACCCGGTGGTGGGCTTACACAAGACCATCTTTGCAGCCAGCATCAGTAACACGTCGGAGTGGGCAAGCGTCATCATCAGCGGCGCTACGGGCTCTACCGGCATCACGTTTGACGGCAGCAATCGTAGGTTGGTGTTTGGCAGTGCAGGCCAGGTAGTTCAGCTAATTGCCCAGACCTGCGAGCGCTGGCTCATCGTATCGAGCACCGACCAGGTCAGCAGCATCACAACCACTTAGTGGGAGGGGTAGGAGTGCGGTTTGAGGGTAAAAGCGTCCTAATCACGGGCGGCACGGGTTCACTGGGCCAGCAGTTGGTCAAGACACTGTTGGCCCACCCCTCCCCCCCTAGACGAATCATCGTGTTCAGCCGGGATGAACTCAAGCAATCAGAAATGGCGCAAAAACGCCCGATGTCGGGCTCACCCATGCGCTACTGGCTGGGCGACGTCAGGGATCGGCCACGCCTGATGCAGGCCCTGAGCGGAGTAGACATAGTCATCCATACCGCTGCACTCAAACAGGTGCCTTCTGGCGAGTATAATCCGGACGAGGTTATCAAGACCAACGTCATCGGCACCCAAAACGTCGTCTCGGCCTGCATCGCCTGCGGCGTGTCTCAAATGTTGCTCATCAGCACGGATAAAGCAGTTAACCCGATTAACCTCTATGGGGCAACCAAGTTGTGCGCCGAAAGGGTAACGGTCCAGGGCACGGTCTACGCAGGTGGACGCAACACGCGGCTGGCGGTGGCCCGATACGGCAATGTCGTAGGGTCGCGGGGTTCGGTGGTCCCGTTGTTCCAAGAGCAAGCGAAGTCGGGCTATGTCACCATCACCGACACGCAAATGACGCGGTTTTGGATCACGCTGCCCCAGGCCGCCGCGTTTATCCTGCAATGCCTCGATCGCATGCAGGGGGGCGAGGTGTTTGTCCCTCGTCTGCCGAGCATGCGCGTGACCGACCTTGCGGAGGCCGTCGCTCCGGGTTGTGAGCAACGCATCATCGGCATCAGAGGCGGCGAGAAGGTACACGAAGAGTTGATTTCGGAACAGGAGAGTCGCCACACCCGCCAAGACGGCAGCACCTACATCATCTACTCAGCGAGTCCCTACTGGCAGGAGTGCAAGAGCGGCGAGCCGGTTCTCGCAAGCTGGTCCTACCGCAGTGACACAAACGACTGGTGGCTGGGGGTAGATGATCTGAGGGGGTACATCACATGCTTGGATACGGCAGGCAGTGGGTAGATGAGGACGACATTCAGGCGGTAGTCGAGGTTCTACGGTCCGACCGGCTCACTCAGGGGCCGGTCGTTGAGCGTTTCGAGGAGGCACTGGCCGAGTATGTAGGTGCCGACCATGCGGTGGCGTTCAATTCGGGTACGGCGGCACTGCATGCGGCCTACCATGTGGCCGGGGTTAAACCGGGCACGGAAGTGTTGGTCCCTGCGATTACGTTTGCGGCCACGGCCAACGCCGTACTGTACTGCGGTGGCAGACCGGTGTTTGTGGATGCGTTCTCTCCGCATGTACCGGACACGAGTTTCGAGCGGTTAGGCGCAGCCCTTACAGAGCACACGGATTGCTGGGCCACCGTTGACATGTGTGGGCACCCCTGGCAGGACAGGCGACCATGGAAAGATATCGGCATAGTACACACCCGACCCCGTCTGTTTAATGGCAAATGGATAACCGAAAATGTGCGCAGATGCATAGGCATCGTTGATGCCTCTCACGCACTCGGTGCGGTGTCGGCGCACGCGGGCCGAGTCGGCAACAATGAGTATGCTGAAATGACGGTGTTCAGCTTCCATCCCGTAAAGGCGATTACAACCGGCGAGGGCGGAGCAGTCACAACGGGCAACCCGGAATATGCAGAGGCCCTGCGGTGCTTCCGCGACCACGGATTCACCCGCCCAGATGGTCTGATGGTCGACCTCGGCTACAATTACCGAATGACCGATATTCAGGCCGCACTGGGCAGGTCACAGCTTCGGTGGCTTCGCAGGTTCCTGGCCCGCAGGTTAGAGATTGTTTCTGCCTATCACAAAGCGTTTTGCGACCTGGAGCATGTAGCCCTGCCCAGACCCTGGCCCGGCGACGAATCCGCCTGGCATCTCTACAGTCTCCAGGTCGACTGGACCGCTCTGAGCACCACCCGCGATGATGTGCACAAGGAATTGGCCGACAGGGGCGTCGGCACACAGGTACATTACATGCCGGTCTACCATCATCCGTGGTATCGGCGTAACGGCTATGCCAACGTGACGTGCCCCAACGCCGAGCAGTACTACGAGCGCACCCTGACCATCCCCCTGTATCCGGCGATGTCGGATGGGGATGTGCAGACGGTTATCGAGGCCGTGAAAACAGTATTGGGGGGTAAGGTGATTGAGTGACCTGCGCGGGGTAGCAATCGTAGGCGGAGCGCCGGAGGACCCGGCTTGGAACGACTTCGTTTTGGGTCGTTCCGATGTGGACTACTGGGGGTTCAACGAACTTTACTGCAAATACCCGGGCATGCCGTGGGCGCGCTGGTTCGAGCTACACGCCAACAGATGGGACAGGGACTATCCAACGCCAGCCGAGGAGCACATCAAGGCGCTGGCGGCTCTTCAGGTGCCCGTCTACATGTGGCAGGTACATCCGGCCATACCAAACAGCGTCGTTTATCCGGCATATGGAGTGACCTGCCAGTTCGGGCGGTATGCGACGGGTTCTGCGGCATGGCTGATAGCCCTGGCCATATGGGAGAAACGGCCGAGCATCTATGTATACGGAATCAACACATCGCTGTCCGATGAGTACAGGGCCCAGCGTCCCTGCCTGGAGTACTACATCGGCTGGGCAAGGGGACAGGGCATAGAAGTGCATTTGTCGCCGAACTGCGACCTACTGAAGGCACAGTGGCTTTACGGCCTCGCTGATCCACCACAAACCATAGGGGGTAATGCAAAATGACCGACAAGACCAAGGCCAAGCCCGAGACGACGACCGAGACGACGCAGTGCATTCCGTTACGCTCCAGAGGCGGAGTCTGCATTGTGGGGTTTGCCAACAGCAAAAAGCTCGTGCCCTGGGACAAGACCGACGACTACGAGTACTGGGGCCTGAACGAACTCTACCTCGACCCCGACATTCCGCAGAATGCTCCATGGAGCCGCTGGTTCGAACTGCACTATGACAGATTTACCCGCAAGCGCGGCAAGGAGCGGTGCGAGGATCACGCCGAACGGCTGGCGAAGATGGGCATCCCGGTTTACCTGTGCAAACCGCACCCGGATATTCCCAACGGCATCGAGTTTCCGCAGGCGGTTTTCAACCTGTTCCCCGACTACTGGACGAACTCCGTGAGCTACATGATCGCCCTGGCCATCCATCAGAGGTTCAAGGAGATCCGCATCTACGGCGTCGATATGGCGCAACAGACGGAGTACGCGCACCAGCGGCCATCGTGTGAACTCCTCATCGGCTGGGCGCTGGGGCAGGGCATCGATGTGTACATACCGCCGGAGTCCGACCTGCTGAAGTCGGCCTATCGTTACGGGTTCGAGGAAAACATCATGGGACCCAAACTCCGTGACCGCCTGGGCGAACTCGCCGAGAAGCGGAATGCCCACGCGAGAGAGAAGGCCAAAGCCGAGGGCCATGTAAATCAGTGTATCGGTGCCCGCGGAGCAATCGGCTGGCTGACGAAGAACCTCGGGCCGGATAAGGCGAAGGTCTGCAAGGCGGCATTCGACCAGCTACTGGCGCAGATAGCCAGGGAGGAAGCCGAGGCCCGCAAGCAAGCGGAAACCCACAACGTCGCCCATCACCAACTGGCGGGAGCGTATGAGGGAACACACTACATCAACGAGGTGTTCTGCAAATGACGACCTACGTTGTAAGAAAGCGGTTCTACACGGGCGGTACGACCTACGAGCCGGGCGACAGGCTACAGTCATCGGCCATCACCAGCCCGAATCGCATCAAGCAACTGCTGAATCTGGAGTGGATCGAGGAAGCGCCCGACGAGTATGTCTGCGACGTTTGCGGCGAGGTGTTCAGAACGCCACAGGCCCTTGGAGCGCACAGCCGTAAGCATAAAGGAGGCAGAGGCGATGGGGATTAACGCCATTTTCGGTTGGCTGGAGGGTTCTACGGCATCGAGCACCGCCCCGAGCGTTACGAAGGCCGCCAGCACGGCCAGCCAGCACATCATTTTCGGCATCAGCGGCGGGTACTCCGCAGCCGGGACGCCGAAGACTCTGACGGTGGCCACCAGTTCGGGGACGCTTTGGACCAACTACATCGACGATACATTCAGCATCGAGTTCCCCGCAGGTATTCCCGTCCAGCCGGGCCGAAAAATCATCGTCACGCTGGGCGAGTCCACAGCGGCAGGAACCAAGGGCCACGTCTGGATTCACGGCAAGACACAGCGATACAGCGCTTAGGGAGTGATGGGCGGTGACCGCGACCTACAACAGCACAACGGTTGGTTCAAGCGGACTGTCGACGGTCCGCTTTCTGATTGGCGACACCTCGACAGGCACCGCCCTGCTGACGGATGAGGAGATCAACGCTGTCCTCACCAACTACTCCAGCAATCACTCCCTGGCGGCCGCGTGGTGCTGTGATTCAATTGCGGCCACCTATTCCCGGCAAGCGGATACGGAGAATGAGGGGCTTGCGGTCAAGGCCAGTCAGAGAGCGGCGGCCTACACCAAGCGGGCGGAAATCCTGCGCAGGCAAGCAGGCTACGGTGCACGGCTGTTCGTCGGCGGGCGCTCAGAGGCCACAAAAGACACCAGAGCGCAGGACACCGATTATGTTCAGCCCTTTTTCAAACGCGGCATGGACGACTATCCGCAGAGTTCGAGCAGCACGTAGGGTGGTGTACATGGACGCACAGCTTGCGACCCAGCTGGGCCAGACAATCAGGGTGGCCGCACCGTCAACCACCGTCAACAACTACGGCGAAATCACATATGCCACTGCAACCACGATGGCCGCCCGGATCGTGGGGGAGCAGACCAAATTGTTCGACACGGCGGGACAGGAACTGATGAGTAGTCACAAGCTCATTACCACCTCGGTTATCGGCATCAGCGACCGAATCTGGTTGCCGGGAGATAGCACCTCGCAACCGGGTAGGGTTGTGGCCCACGTAGCAGAGCGGGTTGATGAGAACGGCAACACCGATTACCACAAAACATGGTTGAGCGGCAATGTCAGAGCACGTTAGGATCACCGGGGTGACAGAGGCACAGGAGCGGACCCGCAAGCAGATTGAGCATGAGAAACGGGCCATAGCCAGCGGGCTGTACATCGAGGCGTCGAAAACCATGACCCGAAGCAAGCGGGATTTTGTGCCCGTCGACCTCGGCACTCTGCGCGGTTCGGGATACGTAACTTTGCCCCGTGTCATCGCCGGTCTCATCTCTCTCGAAATGGGCTACGGCGGCCCGGCGTCGGACTACGCAATCAAGCAGCACGAGGACCTGTCGTTAAATCATCCCTCGGGCGGGCAGGCGAAATATCTCGAACAGCCGGTGAAGGAAGACGCCCCCGGCTGGGCCGAGAGTATCCAAGAGCATGTCGAACGCTACCAGGACGTGCAGGACTATGGGCAGCAGTTGCAGGGCGACGTACCGCAGTCTCCCACTGAGGAGGGCGGGTCTACGTGAGTCATAAACTCCCGGAGGATATCGCAACATATTTGTCCACGCAGGGCGTTGCTACCCTGGGTTCGGACCTGTTCATTGGCCCATTGCGGCCACCCTCCACCGCACAGGGCATAGAAGCGACGGCGCTGTTCGTCCAGGGCACCGGCGGCGGACCTGCTTCCCGCATTTTCGGCACGGCGACGGAAATCAGGTGGCCCACGATGCAGGTGAGAGTCCGTAGCACCGGGTTCAGTACGGGCTACGCTCTGGCGCAGGATGTATACGACACCCTGCAGAGTGCCAGCATCGGCAGTCCAGCCTACATGGATTTGCGGGCAGAACAGTCGGGGCCGATCTGGATTGAGCAGGACGAAAACGGTTATTACCATTGGGCACTAAACTTCCGCTGCATGTACCAGACAACGTAAACCCTTGCGCCCTGGATAGCCGGACGCGGCGAAAAGCGGCTTTACCCCACCGCCTGCCGGGGCGCATCCTTGTATTGGGGTTGCCACCAGGGGAGGTGAGAACAGACAGGGAGTGACGGCTACATGTCTCTGGACGGCAAGGACGTGGTGATCAAGGTTTCGACCGGTGGCACACTGACGGCGGTGGACGAGCTCAACTCGTTTACGATGTCGAATTCCGGTGGTCCGATCGACGTAACGCATTTCGGCGACGACTGGCGGCAGCGCATCTACGGCATTGGCGATGTGACGTATTCGGTGGGCGGATTCTGGGACCCGGACGACACCAATGGGCAGGTAAAGATCAAGGACTCTCTCATCAACAACACCGACCTCTACATCACCGTTTTGCCCGACGGGTCCACGGGGTTCAAGCAGTTGGTGCGCGTGAACTCGTTCGACATCGGGGCTTCGGTCGATGGCGCGGTAACGTTTAGCGCGGAACTCGTCGGTGCCTCCACGTTCGGGGCTTCCACCTGATGTCTCTGGGCAGTACATCAATGGGAGGTGAAGCCCTGTGGCATATGCAGGTAACCATGCGTTGGTAAAAGTCTCCGGCGCGCCGGTGTCATTCGTTACCGAGGCATGTGCGAGCACCGACTATCAGGTCTACTACGTATCATCGACAGACATCAACAAAGAGCCCTGGGGCAGTACGGCAACGATGATCGTCTATGTGGACGGGTCCACCAGCACCGAGACCTACACACTGGACAGACTCGCCGGATCGGTGTCGTTTGCAGTGGCGGCAACGTCTCGTGGAGCGGTCACGCTTTCAGGAGATTATGTGCCCCTATCGTCGGCGGCGAATGCCCATGCGTGGACCATCTCCGTGTCGGCAAACAACCTCGACGACAGTGTATTCGGCGACAGTTGGCGGACCCGCATTCAGGGCTTGAAGGACGTGTCCGGTTCACTCAGCGAGTGGTATTCAGACAATACGTTCGTCGACATCCTCACCAGCACGAGTCAGCAGCCCTGCGTCATTGAGATGTTCCATGCGAGCACGGACACCTACTTCGCCCGTGCCTGGGCGGTCCTGAATACCGATGATGTGTCTGCGGCCGTCGACGGGTTAGTGGAAGGAGCGGTATCGTGGTCTGGGACCCTGGATGCAGACGACAGGGCAATCACGTTCGGCTAAACAGAAAGGACGGGGTATAGATGACGGGCAAGTTTCTCTCTCGGGACGAGATACTTCGCGCCAAGGACATTGAAACCGTCGAGGTCGACGTCCCCGAATGGGGCGGCAAGGTCCGGATGCGTGGGATGACTGGCACGGAGCGGGACGCGTTCGAGGCCGAGAACTTCCAGGTCCGGGGCCGGAATACGAAGCTGAACTTCGAAAACCTGCGCGCCCGGTTGTTGGTCCGGTGCATCGTCGACAACGACGGCAAGCCGATGTTCAGCAAGGGCGACATTGACTCATTGGGCAACAAATCATGCGCGGCAATTCAGCGGCTGTTCAACGTCGCCCAAAAGCTCAACGGCCTCAGCGGTGAGGATATCGAAGAGCTAGTGGGAAACTCCGACGAAACCCCAGGCGATACTTCCACTTCCGCTTAGCACATGACCTGGGGGGAATGACCGTTGCCGAAATGCTGGATCGCATGAGCAGCCGCGAACTCTCGGAGCACGAGGCGTACTACATACTCAAGGCCGAGTTTGAGGAAAAGGCCCTGGAAGAGGCCAAGCGCAAGGCTAAGAGCTAGATTATGACCGCCGGTGGCAGGGTTGTGGGCACCCCCTCCTCGCATCCCTGCTGCCGTGCGGTCCTCTATCTTGGGAGGTGACGGAATGGCGACGCTCCTGGGCGTACTCGGATACAAAATCACCGCCGACGCACGGGACTTTAACATGGCGATGACAAGGGCTGAGAAGAACCTCGGTAAACTCGGCAGTCAGATGAAGGCCACGGGCCGGGTCATGAGCACCTATATTACTGCCCCTATTGCCCTCATTGCGGGGGCGAGCATTAAAATGGCGACTGACTTCGAGGCCAGTATGATGAAGGTCCATACTCTCGTTGGCATAGCGGCCGAACAGGTGGATAAATGGCGGGATAGCATCAAGGCGATGGGTCCTGCTCTCGGCAAAACGCCACAGGAACTGTCTGAAGCGCTGTTTGTAGTCACTTCTGCCGGTGTGCGTGGGGCTGAGTCGCTGAAAATCGTTGAAGCTGCCGCGAAGGCATCAGCAATCGGCCTGGGTGAAACACGAGTGATAGCCAGGGCCGTTACCGGCGCGATGCAGGCATATGGTCCCGCCAATCTGTCTGCCGCTAGAGCAACGGACATTCTGGTCGCAACGGTTCGAGAGGGTAACCTGGAAGCCGCCGATCTTGCAGGCAGCCTCGGTCGTGTGATGGGCATAGCGGCACAGGCGGGCGTCTCATTTGAGCAGTTGGGCGCGTTTGTTGCTACATTCACCCGCATCGGCGTCTCGGCGGAGGAGGCCGTTACTGCTCTGCGCGGCACATTGAGTCTAGTCCTCAAACCCACGAAAATGTCACGTGAGGCATTGGCCACGGTCGGCATGACCATAGATGACCTGCGGGCGTCCATCCAGGAGCGCGGTCTGGCACAGGCCCTGGTCGATCTGGTCGGAGCATTTGCCGGTAATGAGGAGATGTTGGCGCAGGTAATTCCTAATGTCCGTGCCCTCGCCGGTGTGCTAGGCACGGCAGCCAGTCAGGGCGAGACGTTTGTACAGATTTCGGAGTCCATCAACAACAGTCTGGGCATGACCAATGAGGGATTCGAGGCCGTCCAGAGCACGGCTGCCCAAACGTTCGCCGAATTGAAAGCGCAGCTAGCGGCGACGTCAATCGAAATCGGTGAGACTCTTCTGCCCTATGTCGTCGACCTCGCAGAAGGTATCCGTGACAATGCCAAGGCATTTGCAGAGTTGGACCCAGACATCCAGAAGGCGATAATCGGTTTCGGTCTACTGGCGGCCGCAATAGGCCCGGTCCTTATCCTGATGGGCAATATCATCACGAACGCACCGATTGTAGCTAGGGCACTCGCGGGCATGTACGCCAAGATGGGCATGTTCGGGCCTATCGGCCTAGCCGGTGCATCAATCGGTGCTGGCGTATCCCTCGCCCAGAGGATGCAGGAGACGGGCGCGGTGGAGACAATCACGCCGAGCATGTTTGCACCTGGAGGCATCCCTGACCTGGTGGCGATTCAGCAAAGGGCGGCCCGCGAAGCGACTCTGCCAGTTACGGAATCTGCGGCTGGGATGTTTGAGGAAGACCGGGCCATGAGACGGTTTGTGGAAACAACAAAGGCCCAGGCACGGCAGATTCAGGCGGTGGCCGATGCGGCGGGTGGTACTGGAGGAGCGACCGACGGCCTAACCGCGATGGAGCAGGCAATCATGCTGGCCGACAGCAAGCTGCAGGCATTGACCCTGACGATGCAGACGGAGCTTGCATCGATGAGGGGTTTGGCCGACCAGACGGACATTCTCACCAGACGGAAAGAGCTCCTGGGTACGGTAATGGAGGGTGTTCGTGACAAGATCGCCGTCCTGCAGTCCGCCCTCGACCAGCAGATAGCGGCGACAGGTGCAACCAGTGTTGAGGCCCAAGAACTGAATCTCGAACTCCTGAACACTCAGTTGCAGGAGGCCGAACTGGGGGCCGAAATCCGGTCTACGACCGAGGCGCTGCTGGCCCAGCAGGAACAGATGGAGGCCACGGCCAAGACGGCGGAAAGCCGCTACGTCGGAGCCCTACAGCGGGCGCTGGCCGCCATGCAGGGTGGGTTGCCCATCGGGATGGGCATGGCCCGCGAATGGGCCGGTTCGATGCTCAGCCGCGAACAATTGACCGCCGCGTGGCAACAAGTACAAAGAGACTACCACGCCGCAACTCCAGAATGGCAACGGGCGTGGTTCGAGCGCCGCTACGGCGTGGCCCCTCCCGGTCTGGCGAACGGCGGGCTGGTGACGTCTCCGACCCCTGCGATGGTCGGAGAAGCGGGCCCGGAACTCATCGTCCCTCTCAACAAACTGGGGAACATGGGTGGAGATATTACAGTCACGGTCAACATCAACAATCCACAAGTGCGGAGTGAAGACGACACCGAATCAATGGCGCGTCGTATCGAGGCCGCCGTAGTTCGGGCGATACGCAATAGCAGACATGCCGAGATAATTAGGTAGGTGAAAACCATGCGTGAGTTACCCGAACTCCGCACACTGCACAGCAAGACCTATGATATTGGCGATGGTAAGCGCCGCGTAGTCGTCCAGCAAGGAATGCACTACCACGACCGCGATACGGGCCAGCTGGAGCAGTACAGGGGCATCATTGGCAAGGACGACCGGGCGGCCCAGACCGGGTATGAATATCGCTGCAAAGGCCAGCACTGGTCGCGCTTTGGCCGTCATGGCAACTGGCGTATTGGGTTCGGTCCGGGCCGCCACGTATCGTTCGCCCCACAGGCAGTCCAGCAGTGCAAGCCAAAGCTTGATGGCGGTAGTATAACCTACCCCGGTCTGTGGCAGTCTGCCGACCTGCGGCTGTCCGTCCGCCCCGAGGGCGTTAAAGAGGACATCGTTCTGGACGGGCCAGACGCTCCGATTGAGTATGTGTTCTCGATGCACTCCGTGGGCGTTAAGGCCCGCCAGGAGGGACAGGTCATTCTCCTTACCGCCGATGATGCCGTAATCGCCCGCATTCCCGCCCCTACCGTTGTCGATGCTGAGGGCAATGAGGGCAATGTAAGTGTATCCCTGCGCGGGCATACGATTACTCTCACCGTCAATGTCGACTGGCTGAGCGCACCGGATCGGGCATGGCCCGCGACCGTCGACCCGAGCGTAACGCTCCAACCGGGGCCGGGGAAGGATACGTTTATCCACAAAGATGACCCTGCGGATAATTACGGCACAGAAACCTACCTTCAGCTGAGGTGTCGCGATAAATTTGAAAAACACGTACTAGTGGAGACCACGGGCTTTGACACATATGTGGGAAAACCAATTACCGTTACAACCGGAACATTGTCGCTTAATGCATACAACATCGCCAACACGTCGACTATTGCGTTGCCAGCACAACTCTATCGCTGCTCAACTTCGTGGGCGTCGTCCTCCGCGACGTGGAATACCATGGCCAACAACAAGGGCTCCACGGTCTATGATACGATTACATTTACAACGGATAGCGATCTTGGATTCCACGCTTGGGATGTAACCTCTCTTCTGCAACACTGGGCCGACGCCACCTACACACACTATGGTTTCTATCTCTATCCCAATAGCACAGGAACCAACGCAGTTGTAGATTTCCGCTCTGGCGACTACGGCACGACCTCCCAGCGCCCCAAGCTGGAGTTCATCTACACCCTCCCCACCCCCAGCATGACCTATCCCACCGGCTCCCAGGTCGCTCCCTCGACCGCCAACAACGACGTTACACCTACCCTCACCTGGACCTATGGGGGCACTCAGTCGAAATATCAAACGCAGGTCCTGGACGAAGAGGGCACTGTCATCTACGACTCGGGCGAGGTGACGTCCACCGGCGCAAATGATGCCATGGTCACCGGGGACGGACTCGGATACGATACCCTCTACCGCGCCCGCGTCAGATGCTACGAATCCGGTCTGACATGGTCTGATTACGCAACACCTACCTGGATGCAGTTTGGTATCACCGCCCCTACCGGACTGGCGGCAACAGGCGCATCCTCTGCGGCTGAGGTGCAACTGTCTTGGACCAGCAGCAGTGCGGAGATACTGTCCGGCTACAACCTCTACCGCAGACTGGCCTCGGCGGGCACCAGTGCCTATGAGGCGATCAACCTGTCCATCCTCGATACCACTTCCCACGACGACGAGACGGCGGCAAGTGGCACAACCTACACCTACGCCGTTTCGGCTATTGCCACCGACGAGACGGAGTCCCCTTTGTCCACCGGGGTTTCCGGCTCCGTGACGTTCGTGGGCTCCTGGATCGGCGACAGTCAAATCTACCTGCGTCGTCCTCCCCGATTCACGCGGGGCCGTCGGTCGAGCAAGCGATTGGACCTCGACGGACATTATCAGGTGCAGGACCGGGGATGGGCACCGCAGGAGGTAGACCTGGACATTAGGTTCAGCAATACCACGGGACGGGATGCCGTCTACGACCTATTCTCAACCTCGGCGGCGGCCACCTACCGGGACGACCGGGGCAATGTTCTCCGAGGTAAGGTGACGTCTATCGCTGAGGAGGAAATCTACATGACCGGCTCCGGCCTCTACGGCGGTGTGATGTTGTCTCTCACGGAGGTGTCGACCGAATGAGTCTGGTCTGTAAGCTCTACGACTCGGCAGGTACGACCCTCATCAAGACTATCGACTGCCATCGTATCGAGATTGACGCCGACAGGAATCGGTCTGTGCGGCGTACCGCCACATTTCGGTGTCCCAAAACCTATCTCCAGGACCTCAAAACCTTGGGTCGCCTGGTGCGCATCTACGACAGTGGGCAGGGAGACGGATACCAGGGATGGGAGTCGGTAGTCGCGGCGGAGATGAACAATGATGATCTGGATTCGTGGACGGTGTCTGGCGGCTCAGGGACGGTGACCTATGTCGACGACACGGGTTGCAGCTACTGGAAGAAGGCGCGGTTCACCGGGTACAAATGGTTTACATACCCGACTGACATCACATTTGACCCCACGGCGCTTTACCGTCTCACAACGCGGGTTGCACAGGTGTCGGACCCCGCCAGCGGCGGCAAGGGCATATACTGCGGCGTGAATTGCTACACGGCCGGAGGCATTAACCTGCGGATGTTTCGAGATCTGGGTAGCCAGCACTATATCGCAGCCTCCGGGCAGACGCAGACCGCGGATGGTTCGTGGACGACTTACACCGGATACCTGCGCGGAACTGGTACACCGGCCGGACCGCGACATGTGAATATTTATGACCCCGCTTTTGCCTATCCCGGCACATACTACATCCGGCCCCTGGTCGCGGTAAACCATGCATGCGGCGACGGCGTTGCCGACGTCGACTACGTCCGACTGGACAAAGAGGCCAAAACCGGGCAGGTATTCGAGGGCTACATAGATGAGATTGAACTCTCCGGCCCGCCGGGGCTGGAGGAGTGTATCGTCTACTGCCGTGACCGCAGCAAGGGATTGGTGTTGGCCCGCTGGCAGGACGAGACGACCTATGAGGATACGTCGGCCAGCGAGGGCAACCAGTTGGCATCGACGGCCACGGGTTCATCATCCATGACCGCCGGGGACGACATTACCTCACAGGCCCGCATTGGGTCGACCACACTGGAGGCCACTGTCGGCGGCATTCAGTCGGAGGTAGAGCCCGACAGCGAGACGGGAGACATCCTCGACGGCGACTACTCTGTGGACTACTCCGCCAGCGGATTGACACTGCTGACCTTAACAACCATCATCGATCTCCAGGCGACGGAAGACCTACAGAGTACGACGGTAACCACCAACGGAACGGATACCATCTACCTGTCTACCGACGGCACCACCTACACAGAGGGCACGACGGGCAATGCCCGGTACATCAAGGTCGTTATTACCAAAAGCAGCGGTCCGATAACGGCCAGCATCGCGATTGTGACCGACATCACTTACAGCGCAAGTGACGCTTTGGTCGACGACGAAACGCCCTGGCGGCCCGATCCCGACGAGCTCACTCCATACCTGGAACTGGACTGCGGTTCTTCGGTCAACATGAGCCAAGTCTCCTGTCGCCTGGGTCTGGCCGACGGCGATCCCCTGGCGCGATACGAGGTTGAAGTCAGCTATTACCATCCGACATACAGCACATGGTTCCACGTCGGACGGTTTACATGCGGCACACGGCTGGAAGCGCTACTGGCCGCAATTGGCTATGATGTTTCGATGCGCTATGTTCGCATCACGTTCCTCGGCTGGCATGGTCCCCCTCCCGCCGTCCGCTTTGTGGAAATTAAACGCCCCACCGCCGGCACGGCAACGGGCCGTCTGTTCGACCTGCTCCAGACAATCGCCAACGACGCCGGAGAAACGCGCATGGCAATACAACCGACACTACAACTGGTCCCTGCGGTTACCTGGAACAGGGGCACAACCAAGTGGGAAAGTCTATACCAGTTGTGTAGAGACCTCGGCTGGGAGTTGTTCTACGACCGCTTTGGGTTTTTGACCGCCCGCTTCGCTGACACCGAACCGTGGGTGGACGACATGCCGGAGTTCGATTCGGCGTTCGAGGCACAGCAGATTTACAGCGACGCAGACATCTACAACATCATCCTGGCGGACAACGGCAGTCCCACTAATCCACTCCAGGTGACGAAGACGAATGACAGTGCATGGTCAAAAACCTCGACGGTGAACCTCGGTGAACGCGCCAGTCCCATCCTCTTCGCCGCACTGGCGAACACGCAGAACAAGCTGGACCTGTTTGCCCTTGAACAGTTACGGCGCGCCAGCCGACAGACGGCGCGGGCGAGACTGACGCATATTGCCGACGGCCCGTCGCCAGCCTCGGACCTCGAACCCGGTGACTGCATCCTGGTGCGCCTGGACCCGGACGATACGGCGGGGACCGTGTATGTCATTGAGAAATTCACGCTTGTTGATGACGGAACATCGAGCCAATACGATGTTATAGCGGAGGTTCAGGAGCTATGAGTATTGCGCGGGAAATAGACGACATCGTCCTTGCAGGGACCCGGCCCCTGCCCCGCTACTGGATTGTGAGTCAGGTGAACAGCACGGACCATGAGTGCAAAATCAAGCGCACGGCGACGAGCACGGTAACCCGCTGGCTGCCATACAACGTAGACCTCACCCTCAACGTCGGCGACACCGTTGCCATCAGCGGGCTGGACCTCAACAGCGCGATTGTGACGACCAAACTGACGACGTGAGGGAGTGATTGGAGTGACCACGAATTTGAAGACCATCAGTGACTGTCAGGTGCTGCTCGCCAGGGCACCGAATGACAACGTGCTCCATGAATCAGGGGCCGTCACACAGGACGGAGAAACTTCCGCCTTCGACATCGGCGGCTATCTGCACGGCTGGCTGGTGGTCGATGTGACCGACATGTCCGGCGTGGCCCCGACGATGGACCTGGAACTGCAGGGTTACAACGGACTGTCGGGCAAGTGGTTCGCCGTGCCCGGACTCACCATCGCGCAGATTACCGAAATCGGCCAGACGGTTTACGTGACGCCGGAGTTGATTTGCCAGAAGGTCCGTCTTGTCTGGACTATAGGCGGCGATCAGCCGTCGGTTACGTTCAGCGCGAACCTGCAAGTAAAATCATGAGCGCCGGGGACAAGCTGCTGCAACTGTGGCTCCGGGCCGCAGGGCACGACCCCGGTCCGATTGACGGCATCTATGGGCCAAAAACGGGGCGGGCGGTGGTAGCGTTCCAGCAGCAGGCGGGGTTATCGGTAGATGGGATTGTGGGGCCGAAAACCTGTGCGTCTCTGTATGAGGCAACAGGCGTGGTAGCAAGAGAGTGGCGCATCTGCAACAACACTGTGTATGCTCTTGGATTTGACCGCAAGCGCTACACTCAGCGGATGGTGCTAGGTCGTCCTCAGCCAGTCAGCAGACACGCACGGGGCCACATAGCGGCCATCAACGGCGGGTTCTTCGACCTGCGCTCCGGCCTTCCCATAGGCGCTACTATATATGAAGGAACTGTCGTCAATGATTTGGCAGACAACCGGGCCGGAGAGTGGGCGATCCTCGACGTGGACAACCTACGGATACTGCGCCACCCTGGACGGGCCAGTCTGTTGGCGAAATCCGGCGTGGAGAACTGCGTCGCCAGCTATACGCGGTTGATTGTCGACGGGAAAGCGGACATCGGGCGCACCTGCTGGAATTTGCGGAGGCGTCAGCCTCGGTCGGCCATCGGGTGGTCGGACGCCATGCTGTGGTTCGTCGTCGCCGACGGTCGGCGGCACGGTAGTGCGGGACTAACTCTGACGCAGTTGCGTGACGTGATGGGAATGGCGCTCAATACACCAGACCTGCACGGACAAGCAGGCTGGTGCAACAATGCAATATCTCTCGACGGGGGTAGATCGTCAACGCTGGTCTGGCAAGGGCACGTAATCAATCGTCCCAGCGACGGCCGGGAACGCCCTGTGCCCACCGCGATTGTGATTGACTGACTGGGAGGTGGCCGGGACGTGGATTGGTTCATGCAGTTGGCGGACGCAGGTTTGGGCATAGCCGCTCTAGGAGTACTAGTGTACGTGCTCAAGGCATTTCTGCCCTCGACCCTGCAGGTGATGAGTACGATGAAGGGGCTTGGCGAAACGATGACCGAGTTGGTTACGTATCTCCGCACCTGCAAGCAACAGGAATCCGAGGATAGGCGCGAACTCCGGGAGACCCTGAACAGCATGAACGCCGCCCTGTCTGACCAGAACGCCATGACCCGTGAAATCCTTGAACATACACGGCATCTGAGAGGAGACTACCGCGATGCTGCGGCTAGGTGATTCGGGCCTGGAGGTCGACCGACTGCAACGAGAACTCACATATCTGGGCTGGTTGGACGGGACGCCCGATGGCAACTACGACCAGATGACGGCGCAGGCCGTCACGGCGTTTCAGCGGTACTATGCCCTGCAGATTGACGGTATTGCCGGACCGGAGACATTGGGCACGCTCAAGCGGATTTTGTTCATTGCGGCTCTACGCCCTCATGTGGAGCATATCGAGCGGGCACATGGCCTGCCTGCCGCTGCCGTCCTGGCCCAGGCGTGTCTAGAGAGTAATTTCGGCGAGTCTGCACCGGGCAACAACCTGTTCGGCATCAAGTGGACGGGCACAGGCGACTGCGTTGAGCGCCGAACATGGGAGTATAGGGACGGCAAGAAGGTTCGGGTCCAGGCGAAGTTTAGGACCTATGAATCCACTGTCGACAGCCTGCGTGACTATGCCGCCCTGATTCTGGATGCAAGCAGGTACGCTGCCGCCCGCGAGTGGCCCACCTGTCCCATTGCCTACGTCTACTGGGTCTGGCGCGCCGGGTATGCTACGGATATCGCTTATGTAGACAAGGTCCTGGGGATCATGCGCAAATACCGACTGCTGGACTGCACGGAGCCGGGACCGGACATCGAAGCGGTCAAGAGTGAGTTGAGGGATATCCAAGAGTCCGCCCACAACTGTCTAGCGCTGTTGTCGGGTATGAAGGGAGGAGCGGTTGATGGACTTTGAACTCATCAGCGGAGTCGGTGCCGTCGCCATCATCGTTGCGGTTGTGCAGGTGGTCAAGGGTTTCGGGTTTCCCTCCCGGTTCGCCGGGTTGCTGGCCGTCGGGTTTGGCGTGGTACTGTCTCTGGGGCACGCCTACCTATCCGACGTTGAGTGGTTCAGGGCACTAATCATCGGCCTCGCCGTCGGCCTGAGCGCGGCAGGATTCTGGAGCGCCGGGAAGCATACGCTCAGCGGCTGAGTTGCTGGCTCCAACCCCTCCGGCCCCGCCCCTTTGTGGGTGGGGCCAAATTTTTTTCATCTTTTCTCGGAAACCCCTTGACAGGCGTATACCACTATGCTATTATGTAGATGGGGAGGGGATGGGAATGGCTCAGACGATAATGAGGAATGGCTACCGGGCCAACGCCTGGCAGAAACACGGCAAGTGCCGGATTTACATCGAGATCGAGCACGGCACGCGGCGGCAGCCCTGGCGCGGTCTCGGCTACCTGGACCGCCAGGCGGACGGCACCTGGCAAGAGGTGCGGACGAAGGGCACCGCCGACCAATGGTGCCACGCCCTGCGGACCCTCGGCGGCATCGAGGATCTGGCCGAGGCCCTGGGGCTGAACGAGGATTCCTCGGCGCAGCAGGAGCGGGCCGAGAAGGTCGCCGCCTGGGATGAGGCCCTGGCGGCGTGGACGGCGGCCATTGAGGGCCAGGAGCTTACCCCCAGCCAGCGGACCACCTCCCTGGCGTATGTGCGCCAAGCGCGGCGGCGGCTGGAGGAGGAGGGACCCGACACCCAGGTCCAGCTCCCTGCGGGGCAGATGGTTGGGTTGGAGGAGATACGGCGGCTGCTGGAGATTGGGTAGGGTCGGAAAATACATAGCCCGGCCCTGAGCCGGGCGAGGAGGGGGATACCGTGACATCCGTAACCGACTGGAGCGGCGTAAAAAACTGGGTAGTTATAGAACAACACAATGAAGGAGGGCAGACGTATGTATCCTCGCCGTTCGAACGGCGAGAGGACGCAGTTGCGTATGCCCACCGGCAGGCACGGGAGTGCGCTGCCAATAACCCAGAACTAGTGACCGCAGGAGAAAAGCAAAGGTTGGCGGCGGATCCCGTCCGCCTGGCTGCCGACGCCCCGGGGCGACCCTGGTACGAGGTGGGCGGCTGGAGTAAATGGGGCCTGTCATGGGCCGTCGCCCCTGTATGTCGGGAGGGAACATCATGAACCTAGTCAACCTCACCCCGCACGTGATCCGCCTCCATCTGGCGTCCGGGGTCCGTGAGATTCCATCGGCCGGAGTGCTCCGACTGACGGAGGAGATTGAGCCGCAGGGGGATATCGACGGCATCCCCCTGGTGAGCAAGCGCCTGGGAGCGGCGGATGAGTTGCCGCCCAGGGAGAGGGGGACATGCTACATAGTCTCCCTCCCCGCTGCCCAGGCGTGCTGTGAGCGGCAGGATTTCCTCATCCCGGACGATTATATCCGGGATGAGGGCGGGCGAATTGTCGGTTGTCGGCGGTTGGCCCGTGTTGTAGGGCCTACGCTATGCGCTTATCCGGAGATGCCGGTGTGCGCAGCGCACTATTGACAATTGGCAGCCCCGCCTGACGAGGCCCAGAGGGCCGAAACCGGGGCCAGGCCCCGGTCGCGGGAGGACCGCACAATCAAGCCCGGCTGAGACCGGGCGAGGAGGGAACAAGATGAAACAGACGAAGATGGCGTTGTCTGCCCTGCACCAACAGGCCGAGACACCTGACTGGCTCCGTGCCGTGCTCCAGGGTTGCCTCTGGGCTATCGATGCCCAGGTGCGTATAGAATCTGGGTGCGAACCAGACGATAGCCGCACCAAAGACGAGATCGACCTAGCAGGATCGGTGGCCCTCGTCGCCGACCAGGCGGCTAAGGCTGCCGTCAAACTCCTGAGGGGAGGCCCTCAGGCCAGCACGTACGCGGTTATCGCGGACATGCTGGAGCAGGAACAGCGTGCAGGGAGATACACCATGCACGTACTGCACGACATGCGGCATGGCCTTCGCCACAGGCCAAAATCTGAGACTATCGCACAACGCGCCATGTCCCGCGAAGTCGTCGCGGCCTTGAAAGAGGCTGCAGAGCTAACCCAGTACGCACGCGGGTGGCTGGAGTCCTGCCCCTGGTGGGAGGACGACCAAATCCGCGCAATTGCTCACCTGTTGGACCATCAGGCCCAGGTGATTGCTGGAGCCGGAAAACTCGTGACCGACACGGACGTCCCCGCCTGACGAGGCCCTGTAGGGGCCGAAACCGGGGGCAACCCCGGTCGCGGGAGACCGCAAATACAGATGAGGAGGGGGACACCGATGGCGCGTTATTATACCTGCTGGGAGCAGTCGCCCCAAGGCTGCGACGTGATCCATGCAACCCGCGAGGCCGCCGAGCGATGTTGTGCCGACCACAACCGGGGTTGCCGCGCACAGGGCGGCTACTCGGCGCGGCACATCTACAGCATCGAGGCCGAGTCGGTGGCGGAGGCCCGCCGCAAGTGGCTGACCACAGACATGCTCTGGCTCATCCGCAATCCCGGCGGCCATATCAGATAAAGGGGGGAACAACGTGAAAACCATCCAACTCAACGTCTACGTATCCCCTGCCATGCGCGAGGCCCTGCGTCGCGCTGCGTTCGAGGCTGGACCGGGGTCGAGCATGTCGGCCCTGGCGGTGGAGGCGATCCGGGCGTATCCGCCGGTTGCGAAGTATCTGGAGGAGGGCGAGGGGGATGAATAAGACAACCCTCGAATCACGGCTCAGGACACTTATCCGCCAATGGGGCCAGGATGCTCCTCACATGTCAGCGGACGGGCCGACGGTCATGCATATGTGTAGGAACCAAATCATTCATGCCGTTGTTGCATACAGCGGTAATCACCAACCTGACCCCCTACTCGTTGACTGCGCTACCTGCAACGGGCATGTAACAGAGGATTGCCCCGAATGCAGGGGTACAGGTTGGGCGCTGACATTGCACGGCGCGATGGAGTAGATGCCTAGACCGCGAACTTAGATATCGAGGTGACAGACTGCTAATAATTTGCTAAAACTCCTGCCGCGCCGATGGGCGTCTGTGGACCCGAATCAAACCGGGAAGGACGCTCGAAACCCCCGTGGGAACTGCATTCGTGTGCCGGGCCGCCACAGGGCGCGCGACATGACGCATAAATGGGGTTCAAGAGGCCGCCGGTTCGAGTCCGGCCGGCCCGACCACGGAGGTTAAAACCGGAAACCCCCGCACTGCGGGGGTTTCGGCGTCCGATGGTTCGGGACGAATTCCATCGGACTGGGGACGGGCCGAGGCAACCTGCTACGAATTTGCTAAAACTCGCCCAACACCCTCTCCACTGCGCGGGCTGCCTCCTCCTGCATACTGGGCAGTACATGGCTGTAGGTGTCCATCGTGGTCCGAATCTGCGAATGCCCCAGTCTCTCCGCTACCACCTTGGGATGAATGCCCTGTTTGAGCAGGGTTGTAGCGTGGGTGTGGCGGAGTCCGTGAAAGGGGATGTACGGGACCGGCAGGCGCTTGATTGCACGTTCATAGCGTCGTGTCAGCGCCCTGGGCTCCATATGCTCACCCCCCGGACCGGGGAACACCAGATGGCAGTCGAGGTAGCGCCCGCCCATTATTAGCCGTATCTGCAACTGATGGGTACGATGATGCCGCAGGGCCTGGATACAGGAGTCGGGTAGGGCGACCTGCCTTACGCTATGCTCGGTTTTCGGCACACCGACAATCAACCGACGGCCGACCCTTTGCACGCTACGCTGGACGCTCACGGTCCTCCGGTCCCAATCGATATCCTGCCACTCCAGAGCCAGCAGTTCGCCGCGCCGCATTCCGGTCATCAGGGCCAGCAGATAGAGTGGGTAAACTGCATCGTTGCGGGTTGCCTGGAGGAACACGGTTGCCTGCTCGACTGTCCAGGCAGTCGGACGTTGTTTATCGGGCCGAGGTGGGTCGATCAGGTCGGCCACATTGCGGCTGACCATCCCCCACCGCACGGCATCGGACAACGCCTCGCGAATCACGGCGTGGATATATCTCACCGACTGCGGAGATAGGCCGCCCGGCTTGCCGTCGCTGCGGCCACCCTGTAGTTTGGCGGCGTAGAGCTCCTGGAGGTCCAAGGGTGTGAGCTTGGACAGGAGAATGCTGCCGATAGCGGGAGTGATGTGGCAACGAATTTGTATCTCATAGCTCGTGGCGGTTGCGGGCCGGATTCGGGTTACATGCGAGTCATACCATCGCGCCAGAAACTGCCCGACGGTCATCCGCGATGTGTCTTGCATCTGACCCCTGGCAACAGCAGCCTCACGCTCTGCCAGGACGGCCTTTGCTTGTGCCTTCGTGCCTTTGATGGTCTCCCACTTCTGCCGGTATTTGCCCGTCTGCGGGTCCCGACCGAGGCTGTAGATGATTGTCCAGGTGCCCTTACCCCGCTTGCGGATAGACCCCATTGTCTAGCCCGCCGCCAGACGGTAGACTGCTATCAGCACCAGCGCCAGCAAAATCCCCGCGAGCATCCAGCCTGCGGCCTGCAAACCCCTCATCCCCATACCCCCTTACTGCAGCGGTTTGATGGTGTCTACGATCCTCAGCAGGTCGTCGTCGGTGAAATGGTCCCATTGTATATGCTCATATTTGCTGCGACTGATGGACCATCTGAGGTACTGTTTCCAGGTACGCTTTCCATATACATCGTCGTAGGGTAGCGTCACCCAGACTACCACCGTGCGCAGACTGGGACTGGTGTCAAACAGCCGCTTGATCTTATCGGCCCACTTCCGGCCTATCTCCTTGCGGAGTTCGGGGTCGGTTGTCGCCCGAACCGGCATGAAATTGTAGTGGATCGTCAACGTGCCCTCAGACATCGTGATGCTGGTTGCACCGGACCCACCGTTTGTCGACCTGCCGATTATGCCCTCCGGCGTCGCTGCACTGCAACCGGCCAGCAGGACGGCAACGAGTCCGATGATGCCTAACCGCCACATTATACCAACCCCCCATTATTGTCATAGCGCCCAGAGACAGTTGCAGCCGGTCCCGGATCGACCCGACTACGCAAACGGTTGATCACTCCTCGGTCACTCTGACGGCCGACCGATGAGCGCGATGTTGCTGGATATCGCACAATAGACGATAACGTGGGTTGTCGGTACAATCTTTAAAACGACAGGAGGCTCTTGGATTGCTGTCTGGGCTGCCATAATTCCCACCTCGTTTGCAGCCCTATGATGACAGATGCAGTGATGCTGACCACGTCGCGGAGGGCGCGTCACCTGATAGCGTCCATGCTATGCGGGCCTGCGCCGACGGTGGGAGGTCTATTGCTATAGCCTGTGGAGATGTCGTGGCTGCGGAGTATTCAACCTTAGTATCGGGCATACGAACCCACTTACTGCCAGCGAGGTATTGCATTTCAAGCGTCAATCGTGAGTTGGAGGCAATATCAGAGACACCGACGACCAGCCAGGCACATACGTAGCCGGACAGATTGACGGCCGATCCCGTGCCTAAATCTGTCGTTGTGCCGCTATGGAGCACCACTTCTTCAAATGCATGTTCGGCACGTGTCTGAATGTGCGGCTGATGTATTCTGTCGATGGGCATTCATGTGTCCCCTTCCTCGTTTTGATGACGTTTCTGTGCCCGCATGATATTGATTATGCCGCGAATGAAGTCGGGATCGATGTTGTTTTCATCTATCTCTCGGGCCATTAGCAGGAACTCTTCACTGCCCTCCTGACAGACCCACTCAGCCAAGTCATCGGGCAACTGATGAGTGATATCCCGCAGATACACCCGCTTGGGGTCGGGTATCCCAAAGACCTCGCCGATGTGCCGTTGGTACAGTTCTACCATCGCGAATAGAGCCTCATAGGGCGGCATTCTCCCGCCGCGATGGCGCTCCCAGTTGTAAATGCTCTGAATCGTAGTGCCCAAATGCTCTGCGACCTCACGTCGGCTGAGGCCCTTGTCTTTGCGCATCTGCTCCAGCCGTCGTCCTATCTCGCGCAACTCGGTACTCGTTGCCTACACCCCCTATGTGTCTAGGCAGCAGCAGCCTCTACACATAATCCCCTACGCCAACCATACACCGGCTTGTTGTATTGGTCAATACGACGGTATGGCGTTAAATATCGGGCTAATACACCGTTTGGTTGCATTATAGCATAACAGGTCGGCGCATCTCTCCCGTATGGACTCATAATACCCCCGCCTTGCCTTGCACTTATATAACACCATGTTGTATGATGTACACAGGGAGGGGGGAAAATGGATATACAAATTGTCGGCATCCCCGACGCACTGGCTCGTCTCAAACTTACCCAGCGGGCGCTGGCCCGGAAGGCGGGAGTGTCGTCACAGCATATATGGGCAGTAGCCAACGGGCATAAACCGCCGTCACTCAACGTACTCATGGATATAGCCTGTGCCTTGCAGTCGCCCCTTATCATTCGGATGAGTGGGCAAGACGGCAGCGAGCACGATTTTGTTCTCTCGCCCCAAGACTCTCCCCCTCCGTACCCGACCGGCTGGGTGCCTAATCAGATCGATGGACACCCAGCGATGGTCGGGTCGTGCTATGTGGAGGAGGCGGAGGAATCGGCAGAGCAGGTGCAGGCGGTCCTCACAAAACTCTGCCATGAGATATACAAGGGCGAGCTGGATATGGAGGAGGTTTCACAGTTGATGGAACAGGTGTGGGATGTCTACACCGCCATCAACTGCCTCGTGCATATGGCCCGTGAGTACGGACTCGAAGAGGGGGTCAAACTCGGATGGGAGAGGCACTTCGACAAGATGATCGACCAGGGGATGCACGACCCGGACAAGGTTTGCTGACAGCCGCTGAGGTGGGGCGGATGTTCGGCATTACGGCATCCTCAGTCCACAAACGCTGTCAGGCAGGACAGTTGCCGTACATTTCCCCTACTCCCGACAGGCGGCTGTTCTCGCCCCGAGTGTTGGAGGCATATCAGGTCGTCGGCGGCGCTCCGGTGTACCGGAGGCTGTACGACGAGGCGTATCGGACAACGAGAAACCCCGACATGGCGCGGGCGCAGGCGAGCGTTGAACTGGTCCGGCTGGCGCGGATGGAGGACGAACAACCCACCGAACCCCAGCGTACAGGCCCAGTTGTCGTCGTCATAGGAGACGGTGACAGAGGACGGCAACTGGCCGATGCATTGCGGGGGTTGTGCTAAGAGGGGATGGGAATGAAAGCGAGGCTATCGGTCACGCCCCAGGCGCGGGTAATGATCTATTGGCAGGGCGGTAAGTGCATTCTCGCCGTTGAGGAATGCACCTACTGTCATGTTGATACAGAGTTGGAAATCGAACTAACCAGGAACCAGCTAGCCGCCCTGGCACATACGGCGGCTATCGCTCTCAGGGAGGTGGAAACGGGTGCGGATGGCCGGACTCAAGAGCGCCTTTCGGTCCCGCCTAGAGTCACTGCGTGAGGCCCTGGCCGAGCGTGATGAAGTGCTGGTGGCAGGGGTAATCACCAGCAACCGGGGTACGTATCTGCTGGACTCCGAGGGGCAGTTACATCGGGGAGCGCTCGCGGGTCCGGCACGAGTCGAGCCGGATGGACACATCGAGGTTCGCCTGTGCGTAGGGGGTGAGAAGAGCGGCTGAGGACCCTTCGCAAAGGGGCGGCCCCCGGTAGCCAATAACAGGCGTCGCCGGGGGCCGGGGGCTTGAAATATGTTGTTGTCGTCTCATTATACTCCATCGAGACGGCACACGTCAAGGGAGTGAGATTCATGACTGAGTGCATAGACCTGATGCCTACGGCGCTGGTTCAGAACATCAGCGCACTGCATCAGGAGACGGCGACGGAAGTACGCATTAATCCGAACAATGCGGACGAGGTATACAAGACCGAGGGCGGGAAACTCTGCCTGAGCCGCGTTGCCAATGCCAAGCTGGCGATGGCGGCGGGGATACAATTCTCGCCGACTCGGTTTGAGCGGCCGAACAACGACAGGGTAACCGCCTCGGCGGTCGGTTACATTCAGGGTGGCGACGGTCAGTGGCGCGGGTTCAGCGCCAGCTACACCGTTGATCTAAATGCCTACGCCGAGCGACTGAAGGCGCAGGTCGACAAGGATGGCAAGCCCAAGCACACCGAAAAAAGCATTGAGCGCGCGGTCCGCCAGAGGCGGGCGCACATGGACACAATCGCCGAGTCGTGCGCTCAGAACCGTGTCATCCGCTCGCTGTTGGGCATGAAGGCGGCGTACACGCCGCAGGAACTCCGGCGACCGTTCCGTATCCGGCGCATTTCGTTTGCGCCAGACCTGACCGACCCGCAGGTCAAACAGATGGTAATTGCGGCTGCTCTTGGCGCAGTCAACCGCCTGTACTCCCCGCCTGAACAGGAGGTGCAGGTCATCGATGTCGAGTCGGCGGTCGGGCAGGAGGAACGATCGCCGGTAACCGACAGTGGCGACCCCGATTTCAGCGGCCCGCCTGAGTGCTTCGACTGCGGCGTTGAGATTACACCTGTCGGCAATTACACCCTCCAGCAGGTCTGCGACCGGACACATCAGAAATTCGGTCGGTGTCTCTGCCTGACGTGCGCCAAAAAGGCCGACGCCGAAATGCAATCGGGAGGTGAGCAGTAATGCGTATCCTGTTAGCCCCCGACCTTCACTGCTACTACAGCACCTACGAACGGATACGCGAGGGCGTATCGACTCGCTACGAGGAGTGGGAGACTCTCGCATCCGCCCTGGTCCAGCGAGCCAGGGAGCACGAGGTCGACCTCGCCGTGTTCCCCGGCGATTTCTTCACCGACGCCCGTCCGGGCTCCCTGCAATTGCAATCGGTCGTGCGCCTGCTCAAGAGATTCGAGGCGGCGGGCATCCCCTGCGTGGGTTGTGCGGGCAACCACGACCTCGCCGGGCCGGGCAGGCCGGGGCCGACGGCGGTACTCGCCGAGGTGAACCCCGAATGGGGTCACTCCCGCCCGACGATGACCACGGTTGCCGGGTGTCAGATCGGCATCCTCCCGGCAGTCAAGCCGCAAACCCTCGTCTCCGATGAGGTGCCCGATATCTCCTCCGCCCTGCTGGCAATCGCCCGTGGTCTGGCGGCGAGGCGGGACCCGGACAAACCATCTGTCCTCATCGGCCACTGGACCATTTCCGGCGCTCAGTGCTCCAGCGGACAGGTCCTCGGGATGGGGTCCGAACCTACCCTGCCCGTCGGAGAGCTTATCGCTATGGGCTGGGATGCGGTTCTGTTCGGTCACATCCACAAACCCCAACGCCTCAATGGCTGCCCCCCCGTCCTCTACAGTGGCGCGCTCCAGCGCATCGACTGGGGCGAGGAACACGACGAGCGGGGGTTCTATATCATCGACCTGGACGCCAAGACGGTGGGGTGGCACGACCTGCCTGCCAAAAGGCTGGTCACGGTGGACTGGACCGGGCCTGCGGATATTCCGTTAGTCCGTGACGCCATTGTCAGGGTTCGCTACAAGCTAGACCCGGAGCATCTCATCGACGAGTCGGAAATTGTGGCGGTTTTGCACCAGTTCGGTGCGGATCACGTCGCCGCAATCCAGCCCGAGGTTGTGCGCGAGGTGCGGGCGCGGGCCGAGGTGTCGGAATCTACCGGGCCGATGGAGGCCCTGGAGCAGTGGCTCGGACTGCGCGACTTGCCGGATGCGCGCCGCGATGCCGTGACGACTGCGGCGCGGACATTGCTGGAGGGGGTGGGCATCAGTGCAACCGACTAGATTGTCGGTGCGCGACTTCGGGAGCTACAGGGTCGGCGACATCGACCTGTGCGACTTGCAGATGGCGGCGCTGGTCGGCCCCAACGGGTCCGGCAAGAGCACCCTGCTAGACATCCTCACCTACGCCCTGTTCGGTGAGGGCTCCAAGGGTGGACAGAAAGAGTTGGACAACTACGTTCGCAACGGAGCGGAGGAGTGCCGGGCTGATGTGGAGTTCGTCTTGGGCGACGACACCTACCGCGTGGTGCGTACCCGCTCACTCAAGGGCGCGGGCAAGAGTCAGCTTGAGTTCTATGTCCTCGGCCCGCAGGGCTGGTTGCCCCTCGGCGGCAAAACCATCCGCGACACGCAGGCGGAGATTGAGCGCGTTCTCCGCATGGATTACCGCACGTTCACGGCCTCGGCCCTGGTGCTCCAGGGCAAGAGCGACAGCCTGACCGCCGACATGACCGACGCCGAGCGCAAGACGGTATTCGCCCGCATCCTGGGGTTAGACATCTACGAGCGCTTGCAAACTGATGCGAAGTCCGAGGCCGGGCGGTTGTCCAAAGACAAGGCTGTTGCGGAGCACAAACTGGAGCCGCTGCTGCTTACGGCTAGGCGTACCGACGAATTGCAGACTAGGCTGACACAACTGCGGCAGGCGAAGTCCGCGGCAGGCGCGGATGTAGCCCGCCTACAAGAGCGAGTCAACACACTTGATGCCAGGCTCCGGGCAAAGCCGGAACTGGAGCAGTCGCTGGCCCAACTGCGGACCGACCTGGCCGCCAAAAGTCAAGAGCTTGAGCAGATCGCCGCAGAGGGCAAGCGCGTCCGGGGCGACCTCGATAAGCATGCCCGCGTGCTCTACCGCCTCGAAGATATCGAGTTGGCGGTCTCCGAGTCGGAACGTCTGACCAAAGAGCTTGAGGAGATAGACACTGAGGCCGCGCGGCTGGCGGGGATAGACCGGGAGATTGCCTGCCTGACTCAGCAGATTGCCACTCGTGAGCGGGCTGCACAGGAGGCCAGGGCGAAACAGGAGCAGCGATTGGCTGCCGCCATAGCTGGTCTGGAGAGCCGGATCGACCACGGCAAGGCGGCGGTTACGGTACTATCTGAGGTGCCCTGTGAGCCGCTTCACCGCCAGACGTGCCCACTGCTGGCGCAGGCCCACAGCGCCGAGAGCCAACTGCTGAGCGATGAGCTGGAGCTAGAGCGGCTAGGGCAGGAACAGGCAGCGCTTGCGGCAACTGAAACGGCGGAACTCGACACAGAGGCATATGGACGGCTCAAGAGTCTCCGGGAGGAGCGCGACGGAGCTAGCTACAGTCCGGCGGTCCACAAAGCCGTCAGGGACAAGCTAGCTAGTGTACGCGAACTGGCCGCTCTCGCGCCCCGTGCGGAGGTAGCACGGAGCGAACATGCCCGGCTGGTCAAGGAGCGTGAAGAACTGGCCGACAAACACCGCGCCACGTCTCAGCAGGCACAGGCCATTCAGGCCCGCATGGATGACGTTCAGGCCAAGCTTGATGCTATATCTCCCATAGCGCAGGAGCTTGAACAGGCCCGGACAGCACTGCGGCAGCAGATGGCCCAGGCACAGCAAATGGCCGAAGACATCGGGCGTCTGTCCCGCCAGCTTGAGGAGTGCGCTGACGGCTGACCATCGCCGGGTTGGAGGACCAGCTACAGACCTACCGCCTGCTGGTGGAGGCGTTCGGCCAGCGCGGCGGGGTGCCTGCGCTCATCATAGAGTGCGCCGTTCCACAGGTGGAGGCCCTGGCGAACGAACTCCTCGACCGTATGACTGCCGGGCGTCTGTCACTCCGGCTGGAGACGCAGGTAGAGACCAAATCGGGTACGGTCTCCGAGGCTTTGCGCATCTACATAGCGGACGAGGGGCACGAGAGACCCTACCAGACCTACTCCGGTGCCGAACGCCTCATGTGTGATCTTGCCCTCCGTGTTGCTCTCAGCAAGTTCCTGACCCACCGCGCCGGCGCCGAACTGCGTCTCCTGGTCATCGACGAGGGGTTCGGCGCACTCGATCCGGTAGGCAAACAGCGGTTGATGGAGGCGTTGTTCTCCATCGCGCCGGACTTCGGGCTGGTCCTCTGCATTACACACCTGAGCGAGTTGCAGGACCAGTTCCCGCGCCAGTTGGTGGTGAGCAAAACCAGCGAGGGTTCCCGCGTGGAGGTGGTCTAGGTGGCGTGGTCGAGCTTACGGAGACGGACACCACTTAAGAGCTATGCCCACCTGCAATCGCGCACCGGGCTACGGCGGAGACATAACGGTGTTCCAAAGGCCGTCCGGATGCAGGTGCTAGCAAGGGACGGCTACCGCTGCCGCTGGTGCGGGGCCTACGGTACAGTTGCCAGTCTCGACGCGCATCACATCAAACTGCGGTCGGAGGGCGGCAGGGATATGGTCGCTAACCTGATAACCATGTGTGGCAACCTCTGCAGCAACCGCTGCCATGCCAGGGCACATGACAGCCGCCGCTATCTGGCGATGGTTGCCCAGCTGGATACCTCGGACGACTGGCAGTCGGTACAACCCGCCCTTTGGGGCAGGGATATGTTCGGAGATTTCGGAGAGGAGGACAACAACAATGCAGCAGCAGGATAGAGGGACAATCGAGGTCAGCTATGAACGGCTGGCCCGCCTCATGGAGACTATGCTCTATGAGGCGCATGAGCCACCTTGCGCCGAGATCGATATGGGCGCATGCAATGACGAGTGTAATCACAACTGCTCCGAGTGCCTGATGGCGCACATTCGGGCGGCGTAATCTCCTGGCGCGGCGGTGGGTGGCATCTCCGACAATCCCTCGCCCATCGCCGCGCTTGACGAGAGGAGGTGTCCGGCATGGATCGCGCCTGCGAGACCTGTGAGTACTTCGGCGTTTGGGGCGGAGAGCCCAAATGCCACCTCGACGGCTGCTAGCTGAAAAACGGTATCGGTAGGTGTGAGAAGTACCGGCCGAAGGAGGGAGATGAGTAACAATGATGCGAGACATTGGGGACAGCCACATCGACTGCTGGAGACATAAAAACCTTAAATGCATCATCCCAGGCCAGGTTTGTACAAGGTGCCGCGACCATCTCAAGCATATAGCGGCGGAGTTCGGGGGCTTAATCCGCGACCACGTTGCCGCCGCTGGCCCGACGCTCAACAAGCTTAGTGCCGGAGACCTGCTGGACGCAATCAAGGATAGTACGCAGGTGCTGGCGCACGGCCTCGAACCCGGCGCGGACACTGACCGGGATCGGATGAGGCAGGAGACCATCCGCCTCGGGATGCTGGCCTGCCTGCTGTATCAGCGGATTGAGTAGGGGGGAATGAGTAATGGACGCGAGCACGCTTGACGAGCCGTGCCCCAAGTGTGAGAGGTTTGGCCGGAAGTCGAACCCGAAGTGGGACAAGTGGCTGGCTCGCTGCCAGTTTGAGGGAGCCACGCTGGGAGAGGCATTGCTAGATGTGCCCCGCATGGAGCCGTATCTCGTCGATTGCCCCAAATGCAAGGGCGCCAGCCGCATCCTCACTGGCCAGGGCCGCGCTTTGCTGGCCTTCTTGCAGCGGCATGGGGTGCAGTTTGGGGGTGGGGAGTGATGACTGACCGCATCACCGGGTACAAAATCGTCCGGGACGACTACACCGACTGCCGGAGCGGCACAGTGCAGTATGAGGTAGGCCGGGAGGCGGCCTGCCCCAATCCCGCGCCCGCTGAGGCCGGACTGTGCAAGGCGGGCCTCCACATCGCCCGCACGGAGCAGGCGGGCCTGGCGTCCCGGGGCCACCACTGGCCGCTGCGGTTGCTCCGGGTGTCGGCGGCCCCGGAGGACATAATCATCGAGGGCGACGACAAATGGCGCGTCCGCCGCCTCCGTGTCGAGGAGGAATTGCCGCTGGCCCAGGCGTTCGGCCCGCAGGGGCAGCAGGTATTGGAGTTTATCGCGGCCCTGCCCGGGCATCCCTGGCTCGCGCCTCCGGCGCACGACCGTGCGCGGGTGGAGGCCCTGGTCGCAGAGCACCTGCGACGGCTGGAGCCGTACGGCGCACAGCCGGTGCCTGTACAGTGGGTCTCATCCCGGGCTGTCGCCGGGGATGCCGCCTGGGATGCCGCCGGGGATGCCGCCCGGGCTGCCGCCTGGGATGCCGCCCGGGATGTCGCCGGGGATGTCGCCTGGCCCGTCGTGGCCGCCCGGGCTGCCGCCTGGGGTGCCGCCCGGGCTGCCGCCCTGGGTGCCGCCTGGCTCGTCGTGGCCGA